ATTTAGCTTTTGCTAATTCTTCTTTAAAAGCTAATTGCTTTCTTTTAATATCTGTAGGATCATCTAACTCTTTATCAAATGAAAAGCCATCATCTATTAAAAAGTTTATTTCCTCATTATCTAAATGAGGCTTTGTTGTGCTATAATACTCTTTTAGAACGTTTACATCATCTAGCTGAGTATAATCTTTATTTAATTTTACATAGTCTTCCAGCGACCCTCCTGTTTCATTCATAAAATTTACAAGATCTCCTATGCCCTCTGGTATGTTTACTTCAGGCTCTTTTTCTATAACTGCCTTAGGCTCTTCAGCTTTTATTTGATTTGTTTTAGACTCCTCTTTTGCAACTTCTTCAATTATCGCTTCTTTTTCTTCTTTACTTTCGTCGGCAAGCTTTTCAGGCTGCGCTTTGTTTTTTTCTTGAACTTCTTCGCTAGCGCTGGATTCGTCGCGTACAGGAACCTCATCTGTGCTTTGCTCTTGAATGGCATCTTTTTCTTCTTTAGGTTTTCTTAAATCTACTTTGGTAATTGTTTCAGCACCAGTATCAAGCCCCATTTTTTTTAAGACTTTGGTTTCTTTTTCAGCTATAGACGGGTTATCCCCTTCTACAACTTTTGCTTTAATTTCTTCTGACATAATATAATATAATTGTATTTATTCTTTTAATAAAGGTAAGAATAATTAACCTTATAAGCCTTGATATGCAACAATAGTTCCTGAAGCTACATCAATTTCAGTCCAACGACCGTAAATTGTTACTCCTTTTGGAAATGTTACGCTATCAACTACTAAGCCTGCAGCCCCTGCTCCAATGCCTTCTGTATTAACGTATGTTGTTGCGCTTTCTGCAACTAAACCACTACCGCTATCAAAAACACTATCTGATAACATCGTTATCGCAACCCATACATGGCCTGCTGTTGGCGTTATTGCAGCTGAACTTGCTGTTGAATATGCTGAACCGTTTATACTACCAGTCCAATCGTTTTTTACTACTTTACCCATTTTTTATTATTTAATTATTATTTAGGATCAAATTGTTCTAATCCAAAGCCTCCTAAAGTATCAAATCCTGCAGATTCAAAACTTTTTGGTGGTTTATTATTTTTTCGTTGGTCTATTAATTCAGACTGTTGTGAAGCTTGTATTTTTGTTCTGTCATCTTTTCTATCTTCACGATACTTATCTTTATCATTAATCACTTGTAAATCCATTTCTTTAAGCTTTATGTTTAATTGAAACTCATGAAGCATAAGTTCTTTTTTAATAGCCGCTTCTCTTTCTAGTTTCTTTATATCAAACTCTGTTTGTGCTTGTTGCATTTTTACTTTACTTTCAGTAATTACTTGATTTTTTTGAATATCGGCCGCCGCTGCTGCTTCAGCTGATTTAGCATTAGACTCTTGTTGTAATTGAATATTTCTTACAGATATTGCTTGATCTTGTTCTAATTTTTTTCTACGTCTTAATTTTAATAGCTGATTTGCTAATTTTAAATTTTTAACTTCTCTTATATCTATAGCATCTTCTAAATTTATTTGATCTTTAGATAAAGTCATTTGAATATTGTTTTCAAGCAATTGTTTTTCTTCTTCATCAGGAGAAAGTTCTAAGAACACACCGAAGTCATGTAAATGTAATTCCGCAACATCTTCTAAATTAGCTACATTAAATCTACCTAATGAGTTTACAAATTGATTTTTTGTATTTGCATATTCTAAAACATCTGACACTCTTAAGCTAATTGCTTCTGCTGTTTTTAAAGTTAAATACAACCCTGATTGTAAAACATGGCGTGTAGCAGTATTGGAATTAGCCGCTGCTAGTTTTTGCAAACCAACTAAAGCATTTTTATCAGGCAATGACCCATCTCTAGCTTCATTCAAACCTGTAACATCTCTTAAGTTTTGCAAATAATAATTGTAAGCAGTAATTAAAGATTGTATTTTTCCTCCTCCATTTCCGCTTTGCAATTCTTGAATTGGCACTCTTGCATTATTAAATTCACCATCTTGTGTCATTGATCTTCCAATAACTGAACCTGTTTGAAAAAACATATTTAGCGCTTCTTGAGGATTATAATTTGTACCGTTTCCTAAATCAACTTCTGCTATTCCATCAGCATCTAAAAAAACTCCATCAGGAACCATTCTTGATAAAACTTGTTGTAGCTTTAAATGAGTTAATTGAATCATATCTGCGAATGTTGTCATTCTACTGACTAAAGATTCTAATCTACCTTTATACATTCTAGGAGCTACAATATTATATGACATTTGTACTTTAGTAACGTCTGACTTAGGACGAGTCATATTCTCAGCAAGCTTCCAATCTAATACGTTCTCACTTCCAATAATTTTTGCACCACAATATAAAACTTCAATAGCTCTATTTACTTTTTCAAAACGTGCTCTTTGATCTGCTGGAGGATTAAAAGTATCATCTTTTTTAATTGTTTTTTTACCTCCTGTTGCAGTGTCTTTAACTTTGTAGGTTTGATTTTGATAAGTTTTATATTCAAAATACAATACATAAACAAATCCATCATCATCCCCATCTATAGCACCATAAGACTTATTATATAATAAACTCCCAGATCCATGCCCATTATCTTCTATAGCTTTTATTTCTTCTTCTGTTATATTTGGAAATTGCTTTTTTAATTCAACTATACTTAATTTTTTTATTTCTCCCACATAATACAAATCATCAAAATAAGGTGACTCTGTAAAAGAATATACTATATCAGAGGGGTCAACATAGTTTATTGTAATACCTTCAGATTTATTAAATCCATTTTTAACACACCCCATTCCTATAACAGCTATATCATAATCTAACCTTCTTTTTGTAAGCTCATATTTATTTAAATCAAACACATTGCTTAAAGCTTCTTCTTGCGCTATTTCAATACTTTGTTTATAATCAAGCTGCATATGCACACTTAATTCTGTTTCATCTACAGGTAATTTTTTTGGATCAGTATTATATGTGTTAACACCTAAAACTTCTTGTACAGTATCTATGTATTCTTTAGCTTTCATGTCTCTAAGAATATTTTCCATATAATTTGTTCTAGCTTGCGTAGAATGAGGGTCTTGTGAATATGCTTTAACATCATACATTCTTTCTGCAATACCATTAACAACAATATCTACAAACTTAGGAATAATAGGTACAGGCTTCCAGTCTAAGTTTAAATAAGATAAATCACCATTAATTGACAACTCGTCTTTATACTTTTGTATTGATTGCTCTCCTCTTGCATATAATCTTAATCTATGAAAATTTTCACGATTAGACTGATACCTTGAAGTACCAGAATCTTTTTTAAACCATTCTGATTCAATAGCTCTTCCTATCTTTTGTCCATATTCTAAACTTGCTTTTTCTGCATTAGATACTGATTGACTCGGGAATAATCCTGTTGGGTGTGAGTTTGCCATTTATTTTAATATTTTTGAAAAATTTCCTTGATTATTGTATTTTTTAAATTCAAATTCTAATTTTTTTGTTGTTTTAAATACAGCAGGTGCATACTTGTTTTTATTACAAGCCATTATTGCTAGCCCTGAACTTATTGCTGCATCAAATTTTGTTCTTTTATTTATATCAAACAAAGCCCAATCATTTAATGTACGGTCAAAATAAAGATCTCCATAGTTGTTATCTTCTTTTAAACCTACATGTCTATCTATATATGATTCAATAGCTGCTGCATGTGCTTGTCTAATATCTTCAGAAGAGTTTGGAATTCCACCTACTTCTTTTTCTGTTACAGATAATTTATTGTAACTCTTGTCTGGCCTGTTCATAGAATATCCTCTATATCCTCTTCTTTTTAAATAATATAAAAGTCTTGGTTTATTATTTTCCGCTAATAATGGCATACCATAAAACACTAAAGCCATTAATACATCTTCAAAAAACATTTCCGCTGTTGGCGGTCTTGATACATATTCAAGGAAAAAACTATTAGAAGGGGCTTCATCTAAGCTAAACTTAGTTAAACCATGCAATGCTCCTTTAGATCCTTGACCATCTGTCGTTCCGGATATATCGTAACTATCGCATCCAAAAGCCCCTAAGTGTTCATTTCCAGGAGTTTTTCTTCCTCGTTCATTAATTACAATGTTTTGCATCTGTACAGGCGGAATCCAAGAAATATTAAATCTTCCTTTTAATTCCGGCATAAATATAACCTTGCTATCTTTTATACCATTTTCCCATTGAAAATTACCTTTAGATACAAATCCTGAATTTTTTAAATCATTATTGTAATCTATTTGTTCGTATATCTTCTGTAAATTAAATATACTATTTTTTGTTTCGTCTCTAAACGCATGCTCTTCTGTACGCGGGAATTGACGATAAAATTCGTTTAACGCGTCTTGATCGCTTTTAAGACCGTCTGCTTCGTTTTGCCAGTGCTCAATAACTCCTGTTCCAATTGTTTCTCCATAATTGTCGCAACGGCTAGTATCTCCAGATTCAAAGACAGGCATTCCGCGATCGTCAATAAATCCTTCGTAGTTCCATTCCATAGGTATGAATAAGCTATATAATCCAGAGCTTGTTTGTCCATTCCTATTTCGTTTTGTAACGTTTGAAGCATTGTATAATTTTTTAAAGTTATCACCACCTTTAGCTAAGGAATTTGATGTAGATCCCATCATACATTTTCCTATTATTCTACTACCTAATCTAAGGGTTGTTTTTGTTACTCTCCAATTGTTTAATATATTATCTGGTCTTTCCCATTTACCAGATTCATCGTGAACAAGTAATTTTAACTTTTCACCATCATACGAGTTATCACCCGTGTTCTTCCAATCTATTGTTGTATCGAGCCCTTCGAGCGCTTCGGGCTTGGAGCTAGCTGCACTGGTGATGGACTTTCTTGTGAGCTTTGATGCTGGTACCCTGAAAGCCAACTCTGTTTTGGGACGGTCCATTCCATCCTGGATTGGTTTGAAAAAAAAGGGGTAGTGGGTTGAAATTGGTACGACCTTGTCCGTAAACATCTTCTTTGCATCGCTACCAGTCTTCGATAAGATTCCGAATCTAGCATCTGAAGAGATTGTA